ACCGCGAGAACACCCGGTACACGACCGAAGGGGGCTGGTACGAGTGCGACAAGGTTCGCTTCCGCCAGGGCAACCCTGAAGTAATTGGCGGCTGGGAGCCGCTGTCTACCGCTACGTTTGTTGGCACCTGTCGTTCGTTGTGGAACTGGGTGACGCTTGGTAACCTCAATCTCGTCAGCATCGGCACCAACCTCAAGTTTTACATCGAGCGTGGCGGTGCTTACTTTGACATCACGCCACTGCGCGTCACCACCACACTCCCAACCGACCCCTTCACGGGCAACGGCACCACCACAGTCACGGTCAACGCACCCGCCAACGGCGCCTTGACTGGAGACTTCGTTACCTTCAGCGGGGTCACGGGCACCTACGCGTCGCTTCTCAACGGCGAGTTCCAGATTTCTAGCGCGTCTACCAACGCATACAACATCACCGTTGCATCGGCTATTCCGGCAGGCACTACGGGTGGCTCAGCGGTGTCTGCTGCGTATCAGATCAACACCGGCCCTGAGTTCGCTGTCCCGTTCAGCGGTTGGGGTGCAGGCCCTTGGAGCTACGGCTCTTGGGGCACAGGCGGTTCCACTCTTACGTCGCTGCGTGTCTGGAGCCAGGGCAACTGGGGTGAGGATTTGATCTTTGGCCCACGCAACGGCGGCATCTACTATTGGGACGCTACAGCAGGCGTTGGCACTCGGGGTTTTGATCTGGCTACGGCTGTCGGCGCGTCCGACGTGCCCACGGTACAGAACTATCTTTTTGTCTCCGACATCAACCGCTTCCTGTTTGCGTTTGGCTGCAACGACTACGGCAGCGCGATCCAAGACCCAATGCTGATCCGTTGGTCAGATCAGGAAGACGCCTACAACTGGACGCCTGCGGCTACCAATCAAGCGGGCAGTCTGCGCCTGTCTCACGGCTCAGAGATCGTTACGGCGATCCAGGCTCGTCAGGAAATCGTGGTGTTCACGGACTCGGCGCTGTACTCATTGCAGTATCTCGACGCTCCGATCTTCTGGGGCGCTCAGCTTCTTGGCGACAACATCTCCATCGTGGGGCAGAACGCTGCGGCGATTGCCTCCGGCATCGTCTACTGGATGGGCGTGGACAAGTTCTACGCCTACGACGGTCGTGTGCAAACGCTTCCCTGCGACCTGCGCCGCTATGTGTTCAGTGACTTCAACCAGTCTCAGGCACAGCAGGTTTTTGCCGGTACCAACGAGGGCTTCAACGAAGTCTGGTGGTTCTACTGCTCGGCAAACTCAAACGCAATTGATCGCTACGTCGTCTACAACTACCTTGAGCGCATCTGGTACTACGGCACGATGGGTCGCACCGCTTGGCTTGACTCCGGCCTGCGCGACTATCCGATGGCGGCAACCTACAGCCACACGCTCGTGTATCACGAAATAGGCTTGAACGATAACGTCGCCGGTACTGATGCGCCGATCAGCGCGTACATCTCTTCGTCTGAGTTCGACATCGGTGATGGCCACAACTTCGGGTTCGTTTGGCGGGTGCTGCCTGACTTGACTTTCCAAAAATCAACGGCGGCGTCTCCAACGGTGACGATGACGCTCTTTGGGCTGTACAACTCTGGCTCTGGCAGCATTGACAACGCAGGTCAGAACGTGGTCAGGGGCTCGACGTACAACATCACCGAAGAGTTCACGGGGCAGATTTACACCCGCGTGCGTGGTCGGCAGATGATCTTCAAGATCAACTCCGAGCAGCTAGACACGTCCTGGCAGTTGGGCGCACCCCGTATCGACATTAGGCCGGATGGACGCAGATGAGTTTCCTTATCGAGAATGTCACCGTCCCGGCACCGCCCAACCTGCCCCTGGCTCCACGGGACTACGAGTCGCGTTACCACGAGCAGTTCAACAACGTCCTGCGCCTGTACTTCAACCGACTCGACGCACTGCTGAGGGGCCTCGTGACTACCACCACACCCATCCCCATCTCCATTGGCGGCACCAACGTAGACGCCTTTGGGCGGCTGCGGGTCAGCAACCCGCTGACCTTGTTTGACTCTTCTCACCGCTATGCGGACAACAACCTGTGGGTCAACAGCATCACGGGTACTGCCGCTGCCACGTTTAACGCAAATGAAGGGTTGATGGACTTGACGGTTGGCTCGGCCAGTGGCGACCAGATCATCCGCGAGACAATCAAAGTCTTTTCGTATCAGCCGGGTAAAAGCCTGTTGGTGATGAACACGTTTGTGTTTGGCACTGCCAAGGCCAACCTGCGCCAACGTGCGGGCTATTACGGTGCGGCCAACGGCATTTACTTTGAGCGCGAAGGCTCAACCAACTACATGGTCGAGCGCAGCAGCGTGACAGGCGCTCCGATCAACACCCGTGTGGCGCAGGCAGATTGGAACCAAGACCCACTGGACGGTACCGGCCCGTCTGGCCTGACATTGGACTCCTCCAAGGCGCAGATTCTGTACCTTGATGTTGAGTGGCTTGGTCTTGGTACGGTACGCACCGGGTTCATCATCAACGGGGCATTTGTCCCGTGCCACAACTTTGACCACGCCAATCTGGTCAACACCACCTACATCACCACCGCTTCTTTGCCGCTGCGGTACGAGATGACCAATATGGCGGCGACCACCGGCGCAAGTACGCTCAAACAGGTGTGCTCGACCGTGATTTCTGAAGGCGGCTACGAGTTGCGCGGTGCGCAGTTGTCTGCCGGTAACACCATCACAAGTCCCCGCACACTGACCACTGCCGGGACGTTCTACCCTGTAGTGTCGATTCGTTTGAAGACAGCCCGCCTTGACGCGATTGCCATCCTGACGGCTATATCTATTTTGGGCATTACCAACAACGCCAACTACAAGTGGGAAGTTGTGGCGTCTGGCACCACAACGGGCGGCACTTGGGTCAGTGCAGGCACAAACTCCGCAGTTGAGTACAACATCACCGGCACGGCGTTCACCGTGGGCACCGGTCGGATTCTGGCAACGGGTTTCTTTCAGGGCTCCAATCAGGGTTCCAATAGCGTGGACATTTTGAAGGAAGCGTTGTTCGCTTCTCAACTGGAGCGCGATCCGTTCACCGCCACTGCGTATGAACTGACGCTTGCTTGCACGGCGGCATCCAACGGGGATCAGGTGCTTGGCTCTCTTGACTGGGAAGAGATTAGCCGCTAAGCACCCAAACGACCTAAAATGAACTCAACCTTCTTCTCGGGATAAATCATGGCCACTGCTCAACAAGGGATCATGGCTTTGCCAGAAATGAGCCAACAAGCACAGACAGCGGCCATCAGCCCCGAGCAGATGGCCGCTTTTGACCAAATTCGCCAGAGTGTTTCCCCCAAGGAATTCTCTGACGAGCTGCTGTCTAGTGCCTCCCAAGCCGACCCTCAGGCCGTAGCTGAGTTCAAGCAGGCCCTGGAAGAGATGGATGTCCCGGCGGAGATCCTGGATCTGCTCAACGCGCTGGTTGACGAAGTCCTGGCCAACCCCGAAAACTACGAGGCCATCAAGCAAAAATACCTTGCGCAGGGCGTCACGGACGACATCCTTCCTGAGCAGTTTGATCCCGAGTTCTTCGCTGCGCTGAACGTGGCCGTGGATCAGCTGCGCGGCGAGCCTGCAGGTCCCCAAGCCTTTGCCAAGGGCGGTATTGCTGAGCTCAAGCCGATTGCCCAGGCCCTGGCCTCTTATGGCCGCAACGGCGACACCATGCTGGCGCACATCACGCCCGCCGAAGCTCGCATGCTTAAGAAGCGCGGCGGATCGGGGACCGTGAACCCTGTGACAGGGCTGCCTGAGTTCTTCCTGAAGAACCTGTTCAGCAAGATCGGCAGTGCCGTCAAGAAGTTCACCCGCAGCACCGTGGGCCGGATTGTCACGACGGTGGCGCTGGGCTTCCTGGTGGGCCCTGCGGCCGCTTCGATGCTTGGTGTCACCTCAGTGGCAGGCGTTGCCGCCGTCAGCGGTTTTGTCGGCAGTGCCGGTTCCACTCTCCTCGGTGGTGGAAGCGTGCGCGACGCTCTGAAGGCCGGTGCAGTTGGCGGCCTGACCGCGGGCGTTGGTGCTGGGGTTATGGGCGGTGCCGATGCGTTCGCTTCTGGCAGCTACACTGGGCCGACCACGATTGGTGGCCAGTTTGATCGTGCGGTCAAGGCATTCACTCCGGGCGCAGAAGCTGCGGCCGCACCGGCTCCGTCTTCTACTCTCCAGGGACAGCCGGAACTGCCTAAGCTGCCGAGCCAGACCCCGATGAGCTCCGCGCCGCTCGGTGGTCGGATGGATTTGGCGGGCATGCGGGCGGATGTTGGTGCAATGCCTCGGGCGGAGGTGTTGACCAACATGGGCGCCCCGGTGGGGACGCCTTCGGACCTGTACACGCCAACAAATCCCATGCTAGAGCCCGGAGCACGGGCGGTTGGGACGGCTGCTCCGAGTACCGCGGCCCCCGGACCTTCTGCAGCCTCTCCGTTGGCTGTGCAGCCTCCGGTTGCTGCTCCGACAAAGGTTCCGACGATTGGGGAGGGTTTCTCCAAAGTCATGTCGGGGGACATCACCGGAGGCCTAAAGGACATTTATGCCCCGGGAGGTTTGACGCCTGCGCAGGTTACGCAAACTGCCGAATACAAGCGGCTAATTGCGCAAGGCATCAGCCCGGATCGCGCGCTTACAGAAGCTACGCGCGCTGTGGCTCCCGGAATGCTGCGCACTTATGGCCCGGCCGTGGCTACTGGTTTGGGCATCATGGGCCTGACGGGCGGCTTTAAGCAGCGCGAGGTCGAGTCGCCTTATTCCGGTCTTTTTACTGGAGGAGCGGGATCCGCCGCTGATTTGATGAAACGCGATCCTTCTAAGTACTTCATTCAGGCCCTGCCGGGCGTTCAATACGTCAACGGTCTGCCCGTGTTTACTCCACCCCCCGGCTACCAGGAAGGCGGAGAGGTACTCCCCACTGCAGAG